GCACCCTGACCACGGCACCAAAGTCGCTACTATGGAAATGGAAGCGATTTATGATGAAGGGAATGGCTGGGTCCGCTATAATCCGGGCGAGCCGTGCGTTGAGCCGGCTGAACCGACGAACGTCATGCAGCGCCGCAAGCGGCCAGCGCGTACACAGGTGACCGATGACGACAGCGGGCGAACAGATTAACGGAGCCCTGCGGCTTCTGGGCGTGTTGGCGGAAGGCGAGACGCCGTCCGCTGAAACGTCTCAGGACGCCCTGTCCGCGCTCAACCAGATGATCGAGTCGTGGTCGATTGAGCGCCTGGCGGTCTACGCCACCATCGACCAAGTGGTCGAGTGGCCTGTCGGGGAAATCGTCGCCACGCTCGGCCCCACCGGCACGCTGGCGGCTGTCGATCCGCTCGTCACGCTTGTGCGCCCCGTGGCCGTGGATGACTCGACCTACTTCGTTGATTTCGCCACCGGCATCTCGTACGGCCTCAAGCTCATCAATCAGCAGCAGTACAACGGCATCGCCGTCAAGACCGTCTCCAGCACGTTTCCGCAGGTCATGTTCGTCAACATGACCTACCCGGACATCGAGCTGTACGTCTACCCGCGCCCACTAAAGCCGCTGCACTTCCACATGATCTCGGTCAGCCAACTGACCCAGCCCGCCAATCTGGCGACCAACCTGACGTTCCCGCCCGGCTACCTGCGCGCGTTCCGCTACGGCCTCGCCTGCGAGATGGCGCCGGAGTTCGGCGTCGAGCCCTCGCCGCAGGTCCAGCGCATCGCGATGACGTCGAAGCGCAACCTGAAGCGCATCAACAACCCCGACGACATCATGGCTTTGCCCTATAGCCTTGTCGCCACTAGACAGCGGTTTAACATTTTTGCCGGTAACTATTAGGATACGTCATGTCAACAATCGCTATTTCACAGCTACCGGATACAACGACGACATCAGGCAACGATCTGTATCCTTTGGTGCAGGGCGGCGTCACAAAGAAAATTACCGCGACTGATTTGTTTGCCAATGCTGCGGGCGTTCCGATTAACGCCGGCACCACAGGCACGCTTCCGGTTACGCGCGGCGGCACGGGAGTTACAACGGCTAGTGGTACAGGCAGTGTTGTACTTGCTACCGGCGCTACGCTTACAAACGCTTCGCTGGTTGCCCCGTCGCTCGGCGTCGCTACGGCCTCGACGATCAACAAGATTACATTTACCGCGCCAGCAGCAACTGCAACTTTAACAATTGCCAACACTAAAGTTCTGACCGTTAGCAATACGCTGACTTTGGCCGGCACTGACGGCACCACTGTGACGTTCCCTTCTACTAATGCCACCGTGGCACGAACAGACGCGGCGCAAACGTTCGTGGGGACACAAACTTTTAGCGGGGCCATTGTTGGTAGCGCACAGGCTTTATCTGGAGCGGGCGCCGTAAATTTGACCACTACGACCACAAAATTTACCTCGACGGCTACAGGCAATGCTTTAACGCTGGCGGACGGCGTTGAGGGGCAGATCAAGGTCATTGTCTATGTAGCTGAAGCGGCCGGGGCGGATACCGGCATCTTGACCCCTACCAACTTGGGCGCGGGAACGACGATCACGTTTAACGATGTGGGTGACGCTTGCGTACTTCAGTTTCTAGGAACGGATTGGTGGGCGGTTTCGCTTCGCGGCGCGGTCTTGGCGTAACATGAAGACGCCCATTCTTGGATCTTCTTATGTAGCCCGCAGCGTTAACGCTGCTGATAGCCGCATGGTGAACTTGTTTCCTGAAATGGTGCCTGAAGGAGGCAAAGAGCCTGCTTTTCTTAGCCGCGCGCCGGGACTGCGCCGCGTGGCGACGATTGGCACTGGCCCCATTCGTGGGATGTGGGCGCTGGGCCGCGACTACTATGTTGTGTCGGGTGACGGGTTTTATCGGGTAAACGGCGGCGACGTCCCTGTTTTGCGCGGTACAATTCAAGGTGTAACGCCGGTCGTAATGACCGACAATGGCACACAAATTTTTATCGCAGCCAATCCTTATGGGTACATATACAACACCGCTACCGACGTATTTTCACGTATTACTGACCCAGATTTTCCTGGTGCCAATTCAGTCGGTTTTCTTGACGGGTATTTTGTTTTTACCGAAGCCGGTAGCCAGCGTGTATGGGTGACTTCTCTTCTTGACGGCACCAGCGTAGACCCGCTTGATTTTGCCAGCGCCGAAGGCAACCCGGACAATCTGGTTGGTTTGATTATTGACCACCGCGAGGCGTGGCTGTTTGGCACCAACTCCACTGAGGTATGGTATAACGCGGGGCTTACAGATTTTCCGTTAGTCCGCGTTCAAGGTGCGTTCAACGAAATTGGCTGTGCAGCAACTTATAGCATCGCCAAGATGAACAACCAGGTCTACTGGTTGGGGCAGGATGCGCGCGGTTTTGGCATTGTTTACCAAGCCAACGGCTACACGGGGCAGCGCATATCGACACACGCCGTTGAATGGCAAATCCAAGAGTATGGCGTTATTTCAGATGCGATAGCGTATACCTATCAACAAGACGGGCACTCGTTTTATGTTCTGACTTTTCCTTCTGCCGGCGCGACGTGGGTGTACGACGCGGTCACAGGCGCATGGCATGAGCGTTTGGGCTGGGACAACGGCGATTGGGTTCGTTATCGGCCAAACGCACAGGTGCAATTTAATCGCCAGACGTTGTTGGGTGATTATGAAACGGGCGACATTTATGTGTACGACCTTGAAACTTACACATATGCGGAGGCGCCGCAACGGTGGGTTCGTTCGTGGCGGGCGTTGCCAACAGGTGAAAACACGTTGCGCCGCACGACACAACATGCGCTTCAGCTTGATTGTGAAACCGGCGTTGGTTTGCCGCGTACTCCAGCTTATGAAGCGGAAGACATCGGCACAGAGAGTTTAGTTTCACTCACCACAGAAACGGGCGCTACATTGGTAACGCTTAACATTCCGGCAACACCAGGGTATGACCCACAGGTCATGTTGCGTTGGTCTGATGATGGAGGCCATACTTGGTCTAATGAGCGGTGGCAATCAATGGGCCAGATCGGCCGTTTTGGCCGACGTACAATTTGGCGTCGTTTAGGTATGACGCTAAAGTTGCGCGACCGCGTTTACGAGATTAGTGGCACCGATCCGGTCAAGATTGCCATCATGGGTGCCGAACTTCAGATAAGCGGCACCAATGCCTAACATCACCAACATCACCCCACCTCGCGTCCCGCTAACGGACCCGCGCACGGGGCTGATTGCGCGTGAGTGGTATCTGTTCTTCCTAAGCCTGTTCAACCAGACCGGCGGCAGCGTTGTGTCGCTGGAAGACGTCCAGAAGGGACCGTTAGCGCAAGACGTGGACTTGTCGGCACTACTGGCGCAGGCGTCTCTGAACGCCGAAAGTTCGTCAGCGCTCTTGTCGCAGTACGCCCAACTTGCCTCCGACGTGCAGGCACTGGCGCTAGGACCGGCCAACACGCCGCAACTTGAACGGTTGCGCTACGGGTCGTTCTACGACACGACCGACCAGACGGCGGCGGTCATCAACACGGCCTACGCCATGACGTTCAACGCGACGGACCTGTCTCAAGGGGTCTATATCGGGACGCCAACGTCGCGGGTGTACGTGGACACGCACAACGTCTACAACATCCAGTTCTCAGCACAGTTTGTTAACACAGCGGGCGGCACGCATAACGTCTGGGTTTGGCTGCGCAAGAACGGTACGAATGTGGCAAATTCAGCCACGACGTTGCGTCTTCAGGGCAACAACGCCGAGGAAGTTGCGGCGTGGAACTTCCTGCTCGACATGAACGCGGGCGACTATTTTGAGCTTATGTGGGAGGTGTCGGATTTGGCCGTGTCGCTGTTAGCCGACCCCGCGTCGGCTGTCCACCCCGCCATCCCATCCGTCATTCTTACCGTTACCGACAACATCAGCGCTTAGGAGGTCATCGTGACCGTCACCGTAACCGTACTCGTCCCCGCCCAGACCATCAATAACACGCAGACCACGATGTATACCGCCACGGGCGTCACGGCGATCATCGACAAGTTCACCGCTACCAACTACAGCGCGGCTGCCGCAACGATCAGCGTGAACCTGGTGACGGCCGGCGGAACTGCCGGTAACAACGATTTGATTGTCAAGACCAAGACGTTGCAGGCGTCGGAAACGTACACCTTCCCCGAACTGGTCGGCCACGTCCTGAACCCCGGTGGGTTCATCTCGACCATCGCCGGGACCGCGTCGGCCATCAACATCCGCGTCTCGGGCCGCGTGGTGACGTAATGATCGAGGTGCGCCGCGCTCAAGTGAAAGACTTGCCGTCGTGTCTTGACATGACGGCGCGTTTTCACGCGGCGTCGCCTATCGCTAAGATTGCACCGTTTGACGAAGACGGCATGGCCAACACACTGCGCGCGATGTTTGAGGACGACCGCAGCGGCGTGTGGCTGGCCTTGCGCGACAAACAGCCGGTCGGCATTGCTGGCGCGCTGCTGTACCCGCTGTATTTCAGCCCGTCGAATAGCGTGGCGCAGGAACTGTTCTGGTGGCTGGACCCGGCGGCGCGCGGCTGCGGGGCGGGCAAAAGCCTATTCCAAAGCGTGCAGAATTGGGCTAAGGACAAGGGTGCCGCAGCCGTATTCATGATTGCTTTGGATGACAATCGCGTGAGCAAGACAGACAAATTTTACAGGCGGGCCGGGTTTGAACCGCTGGAACGCACCTACGTGAGAGGGTCACAATCATGGCAATAGCAACGGGCACGGCAATTTTAGGGTCGGCAATCATTGGCGGTATCGGCAGCGCCGCCGCAGGCATTTTTGGTTCTAATAAGGCGGCTGACGCGCAGAAGAAGGCGGCCAAGAAGCAAGCTAAACTAACGCAAGCTGCTCTCAAGCAGCAAAAAGAAGCGCTTGAACGGCAGATAGGTTTGCAAGAGCCGTTCCGTCAAGTCGGCGTCAACGCGCTGGCGCAGTATCCGACTGCTGCTGCGCCGTCGTACACGCCGTTTGGTACGCCCCAGTTTCAGACTGATCCGGGGTACAACTTCCGCATGGCGGAAGGCATGAAGGCTCTGGAGCGGTCGGCAGCGGCGCGCGGTCTGCTTCAGTCCGGCGGCACGCTCAAAGGTATCCAGCAGTACGGCCAGAACATCGCCAGCGACGAATATCAGAATGCGTTCAATCGTTATCTGCTGGAACAGACGAAGATGCGCGAAGAGCGTTTGGCCCCGCTGGAATACCAGATTGGACTTGGGCAGGCGGCGGCTTCTGGGCAGGCGGCAAACGTCGGCACGACCGCTGGGCAGACGTCAGCATTAACGCTGGGCCTTGGCGAACTGGCGGCGCAGCGCGGCAACGTGCAGGCGGCGCAGTACATGGGCGGTGCGGGCGCCATCGGCAACGCGCTCAGTTCAATCGGCCAGGGCATTGGCAGTTACTACGCCAACGAGCCTTACCTGAACTATTTGAGTTCTATCACGCAAGGGATGAACTCACCGCGATACACCAGCACAACTTTTGGCGGACCAAAGTAAGGTGAACCATGCCGATTGATCCGAGCATCATCAGTAACTCTTTCGCCAACATGTCCCAAAATATGCCGGACGTGAACGCGCTCATGCAGCAACGCGTGCGGGGCGCGGAAAACATCTACCAGATCGAGACGGCCCGCCAAGCGCAAGCTGCGCAAGCGGAAAAAGAAGCCGCGCAACAGGCCGCCGAGGCCATGCTGCCAGCGGTGGCGTCGGCTTTTTCGGACCCGTCCGACGCCGGGCTGGACGCGGCTACATCCTTGTTGCCCCCGGAGGTCGCCACAGCCTTCACGCCGTTCATGCAGCGCCTAAAGGGTATAGGCGATACCAAGCAGCGCATAGCTATCTTGCGCGCTGAACTGGCTAAGGATGACGAGGGCCGGTACATTCTTGGCCAGCTTGAGCCGACGGCCAACATGCGGCTTCAGGCCGAGACTGCCGCAGGTGCGCAGTCGCTGGCTGAACGGCGGTTGGAACTGGACATACTGAAGCAGGAAGCCGAAGCGGCTGGTGGCGGCGTGTCACCAGATGTTGCGGCGCGGCTGCAGTTTGAACGCGAGAAGTTGGCTGCGGAAGCCGAAAAAGGGACCGCAGAAGAAGTCAAGAAACGTTTGGCCGAAGACAAGCGCAACAAGGACATTGCGTTTGCAGTCAAGGAAGTTGAGGCGGCAGCGGCTAAGGATGGCTTGCTTGACGATGCGACCAGCAGCTATTTTGGCAATGCTGTTGACGCCGCCCTGCAAACATTTGGCATCGGTACTCCGGGCGCTATTGCCAACGCCAAGATGAAACCGATTGCCGATCTGGTGCTAAAGTTGGTCCCGCGTTTCGAAGGTCCGCAGTCCGACAAGGATACGCAGTCATATAAGGACGCGGCGGGCGACTTGGCGAACCCCAACGTGCCAGCCAGCGTCAAGAAGGCGGCGGCCACACAGATTGTCGGGTTGCTTAAGAAATACTCTGGTCAATTTGAGTACACGGGCGGCGAAGACACTGGTGGCGGCGGCATTAGTGAAGGTACAACAGCCACCAACCCGCAGACCGGCGAACGTATTATTTACAGGGATGGTCAATGGCAGCCCCTCTAAACAAACTTCCGTCGGGATTTATTCTTGATGAACCGGATAGCTCAGGGCTTCCGCCGGGGTTTGCGTTGGATACCCCCGCTGCCCCGACGCTTGGTGAGCAGGCCGCCGATTTCGGACGTGGCGTGTTGCGCGGCGCGGCCTCGACTGCTGACATTATTGCCGAAAGCGTGCCGGGTACGGCCGCCATGATTGCGTACCCGTTCCAGCGGGCGGTGGGTTATCTGACCGGCCAGACTGCCGAGGACGTTGCGGCTAGTCAGGAGCGCGTGCTGG